GTTAATACCAAGTTGTTGAGTATTTAATTTTACAGCATAAAATTGTCCATCATATACAATATTTCCTGGAATTACTACAGACCCTTCTTTAAAGGTATAACTACCAAAAGATTCAATTTGATTTTGCAGTATTGATTGTAAGGTTGTCAGTTCTCTTGCTTGAACCGGATATCCTGGCTTAAATAAGACCCTATAAAAATTCTTATCAGAATCAAAATCATCAAAATATGGATTGATATTTAAATCTGTTTTTTGTGCCATGTTTTTTAGAATTCCAGAATGATTTTAACGTCTTCTTTTTGCCTAAGATTTCTCTCAACTTCGGGTCTATTATCGATGTAAATAATTGCCCCTGTCTTCTTATTTATCTCTGGTGTAGCAAGTCCCTTGATGAAATTAACACCCAAATTCACTCCATTTAAAGTTGTCCCATTAAAGGAAGAATCTATACTTGTATTACCAATGCCAGATATACTAATATTTTGGGGAACACTATCTACTTCAGAAACAAATTCTATTACATTAGAAGTTGTTCCAATCCCAACATCAACATTTGTCCCGTCTCTTTGATTTAAAGAATTTGGAAAATAAAGTGATCTATCTCTAAAATATTTTAGAATTTTTGTATCTTTATCCCAAGAAGCTACATAACCTTTTGCTTGATATTCAGTTTCATCAATTGTTCTAACCTGAGAAACCACATCACCAATACTTGGAGTTCCTGCAAAATCTCCACTTAACTTTATAGAATAAAGTGATGAATATGATGATCCAGTAAAAGTGTTTCCAATTCCACTAGAAGTGTATTGTGATACATTTTTTACAATTCCAACTTGTGAAAATTTTGTATCAACTGGAAAATCTTTTGTAGAATCATCAAACCTAGCATAAACTAAAACTCTGTCGGCACCCAATTCTGTGTAAATATCATATCCATGTCCCCTTGATGGAGGAATAATTGGAATTAAAGTTGCTGGATCAGATATATCCGATCTTTCAAAATCAACAATTCCCCAAGTATATCCACTGCCACCAGTCAGTACTTCCGCTTTAGTTATAATACCTCCTTTTGTTGTTATTCTAACTGTACCTCCACTACCATCACCTAAAATATCATATGTCCCATTCGTATATCCGCTACCGCCATTTTCAATATAAACAACTTTAATTTGGTCGTTATCATTACCAGATTCTCTCACATCAACAATTTGAGAGTCTTCTGTAGTTGTCAACCAATTGTTAGGAAGAACAATATATTCTGTAGAATCAAACTTGATTACATCATTTGGAGATATGGAAAACAAGTATTTCCAAATATATCCATCGACGTATTCAACTGGTTGTAAATCTGTTGATGTTGGTTCATATAAGGAAGAATTTCCTTCTGGTTTGGTTCCGGAAGAACCATTACTCAAACAAATATAAACTCTAAAATCTTTATTGATTACATAATAATCCGAATTGTATAATGTAGTTGTTCCAGAATTTGGAGTTGGGTTCAAGGCACTATAATCGTGTCTATACATATCATAGTTTGTGTCGGAAGTCCACTGGACTTTTCTTACCACTCTTCTAATGTTTTCACTAGTAATTCTCTTACCAAATAATGCAGTATCTCTATAATGATTGAGATACTGCGTATTGTCCGTAGGAGCTGGAGGCGACTCATCCCAACCAGAGTCCCTACCAAATCCCGTAGCACTTGAATTTGGCAATCCTAAAAAGACATAATATGAATTATTATCATCTAATACAGAATTTATAAAATTATCAGCATTCAATATTCTAAATTGATCTGTTACTACAGCAGCCATATTAATATAGTTTTTTAGATATTTATAATACTTTAGGGGGGAGTTGGATTTCTCTTACGAAGAGCACCTGTTTCTCTTATACCAACATTTCTTCTTTGAATTATTGGGTATGTAGAAAGACCAGAAACAATATTTCCTGTTACACCTATAGAAATTGGATTGGAAGATCTTTGTAATCCAGAAGTATTTGACAGTCTTCCCCAAGAGAAATGTCCAACAGGAGTGTATATAGATCCTTGAGTTGCAATTCCAACCAAATTGGAATTAGAATGTACTCTACAAGTTATGATACCTGTGCTTTCATTCAACTGATCAACAACATAAATGTTGTCAAGATAATTAGTTCCAATCCCAATAGTTTCCGCATCAGATGAATTTATCGAAGTAACTCCATTTCCAACAACAGTGTCAAAAATATAGATTGGATATCCTACTTGCAGTTGAGTTCCAATTAAAGATTCTAAAGTAAACTCTATAGCTAAATTTGGAATTGTTGTTGATGCAATTCCAACAATAGATCCAGATTCTCCCTGAATATTTGTGAAATTCTTTACAAGTTCGATTGAATCATTGCCAGTCATTGTAGATATTGAAGATGTCGATGTCCCACCAACGATTAATCCATCAAAAGAACTAAAATCAGGATCTTCATATCTAAACAATTCAACACCATCGACAAATATTTCAGTATCAGTTGTGGATACATCACTAATTATATTTGCTACTGGGAATACCAATGTTTCAATAGAATCTCTTGCTTTAGAAACTATTTCACCATTTATATTTTTATCAACTTTTTGCTTTATCAAACTTAATGGTCTATAATTTTCACTAATGCCGGGACCAGAATACAAGTTTGTTTCAAACTTATCGGAGAATGATAAATCTGTAACAGTTCTCTTATCCTGAGATAAAATATTTGGATATTCATTGGATTTGAGTATCTGAACCACATCTCCTACCTTTATAGTTTCATTGATATTGGTTACCTTTGTAACATCAACACCAGTTCCTTCATAAAAATAAATCGAAATATTATCATCTGGTTTTGGGGCAGTTGTAAATGTTAATGAAGTTCCACCACCGAAATTATAAGAGAACCCTGGTTTCTGAAGAATACCATTAATGAATATCAATAAGCAGTTTTCAAGTTTAATTCTTGATCCTTTTTTAGTCTCAAAACTGAGAAGATCTCCATTGTAAAATAGGGGGAAAGTTGTTCTAGATCCATTTTGATAGTTTTTAATGGAATCAATAAAATCTAAATCTCCAAATTCCCAAGAAGCAAATTTATCTCGATATGTTTCCAATACGAGCAATTCAAAATCATGAATTGGAGATGATAATCTATAATCTGTAACTAAACCAACAGGTTTAAATACATCTCCTCTTTGGAAAGAATATCCTTTCTTAGTTATCTCAAAATCAGTTACTCCATAATAGGTTGAACCAATTCCAGTCGCACCTACAGGTCCAACATTTAAACTAATAGATAATCCAATTCCAGTCTGTGTTGTCAGTCCAATACCAAGTCTAGAAACACCTATTACTGAAAGATTTTCATAAGAGGGTGATGACACAAATATTTGTGGATTAGTATAACCTGTTCCACCAGCACCAATGTTAAAGGAAAGTGAACCTCCAGCACCAACAACTGCAGTAATACTTGCAGGATCTCCACCATGATTGGAATCATAAACAGTAACTCCAATTGAAGTAAGACCATTATATCCAGAACCATAAGTTCCACCTACTAATCCCGTTGTAATTCCAGCAATGGAACCTCCAGCACCAACTACAGCGGTAACAGATGCCCCGACAAGAGGAGCAAAACCAAGTCCAGGTGTAGAACCATACGAAACAATAATTCCACCCCTTGGAGTTTCATTTTGATTTATGTCATAATCGGAAAAAACATACTCTAAAGGATCTGTATCTGGTTTTGTTATACCAGAAAAAACTAATGTTGTTATTCCAGCAATAGTATCTTCTAAAATATCAAAATTACCATTTGGATTATTATCAGTCGATGGTTGTTGGAAAATACCATTTATCAGAACAATTCCGCTTCCACCAATAGTTCCAATACCTGTGGTATCAGCACCACCAACTTTCATTGTAAATGTTCTTCCAATTCCATTAAACTGGTCGGACAAATCATCATATATTTTATTTGTCGTATAAGTAGATCTTAAAAATACTCTTCCATTAAAATCTGAAGTTTCGTAATCTATGTTGTAAATTGTTCTTTCAATTTGGGGATTTCCTCTTGGTGGATCTACAAAGTGTAGTTCATTTTCTACAATATTATATGAACCTCTATAAATGTCTACCACTGTAGATGAGGTGTGAGAAGTTGCACTAGTTCCAACAAATCCTCTCTTTGTACTGACTAAATTAAACGATCCATTATTTGTAATTGGACCAGAGGTTGTAGTTCCTAATCCAACATTAACAACTTTAAAATATTCATCATCTATCTTCAAAATATCTGAAGGAATTATTGAAGATATTCCACTTAAAACAAATAATTCATCTGTATCAGAAATATTTTGAGATAAAGTATGTGATACATTTGTAAGAATTATTGGACTTTGGACAAGATCGTCAAGGGTAATAATTGCTTTTTCATTTTTCTTCTTCATTTCAAATTGATGTGCATTACCGCCACCAAGATTTGTAAATGTTACTGCTGTCCCAGAAATACTTGTAGATATCTGGAATTTATCATAATCAAGATTATTAACAATAGCAAAAACCGTAGAAGGTAATGTTCCGCTAGTAACACCATCAGTGTATACCATAGAAGTTCCTGCAATTCCAGCAACTGTTGATTTTGGAGTATAAATTAATTCTTCTCCATTTTTAAAGAAGTGGTTTTGTATATTAAACTCACCTGTTGATGGATTAAGAATATTTTCATCTGTTGGGTTAAATGTTTTGACAAAAATGGGAACTCCATCTGATGTTAAATTAAAGTTAGATCTATTAATTCTACTTCCATTTATTGAATTATAGAATTGTATATCTATAGATTCTTCAATATTTCCATATTCTAATAATGGTGGATCATTGTCTCTATCCAAAATGGTATAAAAACACTGACTAAACGCTGAAAGAGTGATAGTTTCTGATGAATATTCTGCATCTGGATAGAAGTTTAATTCTAAATCTGATCCACTATTATCTCCACCAAAAGTTCCTATTCCAGAAGCACTATCAAAGGTTCCAATACCACTTACACTAAGAAGAGGTGATTGCTGAACATAAACGTCAGTTCCATCTTGTATAAGCATTATTTGATGAATAGCTTTAGTAGATCCAATGCCAACTTCTACTAAAGATTTGAATGAATTGAAAAGACCTTTGTCTATCGATACAATGTTCGTATTTCCTGTTCCAACCGTGAAATCGGAACGATATAAAATAGATCTCTCATAACCAACTGGTTGACTATCTGTTTTAAATCTATAAAAACCAGTTCCTAAAGTTGTGGTTCCGAATCCAACAATCTTTGCTCTAAAAGTATTGTTATTTGAGGAAGTATTCGTATAATTTAATGATAAAATTCCTCCGGAAGATATATTCGCACCAAAAGATCCTATGAAATTGTTAGATATTTCGGATGTTTCAGATTCTGTATCAAAATAATATTCCGATAAGTATGTATTAGAACCATCGGAAGTTACATATAATTCAACAAAGTTCATTTGGTTTGTTGAATTATCAATTACTTGAACATTGGCATACAAAGAGTTTGAATTTGAATCTAGGTTTACAACAGTAGACGTTTCTCCAGAAGTAATAATGCCAGCAGAACTTACTAAATCTACAAAACCTACTGCAGTTGTTCCAAAACCTACTGCGGAAGATCTAAAAGTATTTCTTACAAGTTTTAGATCATAGTCAATATCATATGGGTTTTCTGGAACAAATCTTAAATATCTATTATTAAATTCATCTTCTATAATGATAAATTCGCCATAATTTTCTCCTAAAATATGGACTTCGGATGATCCAACGTTAGAAATGTTACCTTTTTCAACTAAGTAATAATCATCATTGTCATTTAATAAAACAATCTCCGTAAATTGAATTTGACTACCATCAAGATTTGTTATTCTAACTAAAAGATTTTCATATGAAATTGAGGGATCTAACAATAAAACATTTAAAAATTCGCTAGGTTCATCTTCAAAATTGGAAAATTTATTACTAATATCATCTATTGCAAGAACGCGGTTTCCAATATTATCAATATAATCTGTAAGTCTTACAGTTTCTAACTTAATATATCTAGAATTTCCAGTTATAGGATCAATATCAATATCCTTTACATTATCAAAATTATAAATTGTATCTACTCTAAGATCATCTATATAATCAATTATAACATTTGATTGGTCAATTCCTAAAAGATCGGAAGCATTGGTTTCTTGCTCTATTTGAGTATCAGCAAAATCTTTTAGTCCACTAGTATGCAATAGTGGTTTTATATTTTTTTCTACTTCTTTATATTCTTTGGTGCTCTTTACAGAGTATGAAAGATTTTGATAGTAATCATTATTTGATGTAACTTGATTGTCCAGACTTAATTTTCCAATCTCATCTATCCATCCAACATTCTTTGGAATTGAATAACTAACATTAAAAGTTCCTTCATTAATATCAATTTGAATAATTGTCGCTACTGTTGAAGAATATTTTCCAGTAATAACTTCACCAACGGATAGTTCATAAGTTCCCGATACTTTAAGGGTGGTTCCATCATAACTAGAAACAAATAAATCCCGTTCAGTGTTATTTGTAATTAACTGCTCACCAATAGAGAATGACAATTTACTTTGCTTCACATCAAAAGTAGGATAATCGTTAAAAGATATGATTTTTGGATATCCTTCTTGTATAGTTTTAGCAGTTCCTATATTAGTAGTTAATCCGGAAGGTCCATAATATGAATCTGCCAAATCAAATACTACCTTATCATATGGAGATGTCTCTTGATAATTAGATACCTTAAAGAATCTATATCCATAATCTTCAGAATTAAATCCAGATCCATCATCAAGTTGTTGTATTCCTTCAAGAAATACTAAATCTCCGACAGCAAATGGTAAAGGGTCATATCCAAAAGTTGGTTTAGTTATTTCGCACGTAAATGTGGTGTCAGAATCTGCAGTTACTTTTTGAATAGAAATTCCATTAGTATTATTAACTGCAAATAATTCTACAGTTTGTTCTGGAAGACCTTTTGGTTTGTCCTCTATTTCTATTCTTCTTATGGTATCACCAACCAAAGAGGCATTAAGAATTCCGGAATCAATTTTTTCCCTAGTAGAAGAATTTACAATAACAATATCTGGTGCTTGAATATATCCTTTGCCACCATCTAGAATTGTTATAGTGTCTATTGTATTCGAATTTGAAAGTATTATATTTGAAGATACAAAAGCTGTTGGATTGAGGGTCGGATCAAATGGATATTCAAATTTTTCATTTTTAATTCTTTGCTGTTTTATATTGCCA